TCATATCGGTTTGGCCAATAGATGTAATCCTTTTCAGGATTTGCTTTTAAGTTATTCAATAGCGGTACTACCGCATCATATATTAATTGTGCCTTAGCAGCGCTCGCATCAGCAGAAGCTGCAGTTGTAGTAACCGCGGCCTTCGCTTGCTGAACAACTTCTAATTCATCGGCGTCAACAGCTGTAAAACCAAAATCAAAATCAAGGATTGTAGTTTCTTTTTCATTAGTCATAAGACCTCCTTAAAAAGCGGGGACCCGAAGATCCCCGACAGTTGTTTATCCTCGTGCCAATTCCTTAAAAATACTAAGGTCATCATCATCATCGCCAGCCGTGGAGCCTACTGAAGGTTCTGCTACTGCCATTGTTGGCTCAGCAGTATCCATAGTCATACTGGATAAATCCAGTTCATCTGCGGTTTCAGTAACCGCTGCCGAAGCAGTCGGTGCGTCATTTTGTAAATCAAGTACACGATAGAGTTTAGTTTTCAATTCAGAATATGATTTGAAGTTGCCTTCAGATACAATTTCCTGTAGAGAATGTTGTTCTCCCCAAACACGTTCCAACACTTCATCATCTTCTGAAAATGGAGAAGCAGGATCGAATTCAGATTTATCGTAGTTCGGGTAACCTTCGAATTTACGGATCTTCAGACGAAAGTTTGCACCTTCCCATAAATCAAACGGGTTAGTTGGTTCTTCGTCTTCGAACGTTGGGTTCATCAGATCATTCAATTTATCAAAGATCTTCTTACCGAACTGATACATGAATACTTTACCTTCATTCTCAGGATTTCCTCCGTCTTTTACAATATAGACGTTAGCAGTATACTTCAGCCTGCGCTTCTGTTTACGTGCAGTATCTTTGTCGGATTCAACACCAGAGTTCCACAGCTTAGAGTTAAACTCTGATACTGGGTCATCTTGATTCAAGGTTGTTAATGAGTTTTCAATATACCAAAGTCCTGTTGGTCCTTGAAACCCATGGTCCCATAACCTTACGAAAGGCATCTCTTCACCTTTAGAGGCTGGAAGGAATCGAATGACTGCGAAGCCATTGCCTGCCTTATCTCTTGTAGGTTTCCAGAATTTCCCGGCGTTAGGGTCTTGGTATGATTTTGAAGAAATCTTTTCGAGTTGTGAATTCAACTTGTCGAGAGTCTTCGAGCGGTTCTTCTTGAGTGAAGAAAAGTCTGTAAGTGCCATAAGTAAATCTCCTGTATATATAGCGTTATTTGCGATTATGCGTAGTATTAAATATCAAAGTGATCCTTAATTATCTTTTGGAATCGCTTCGGTTCAAAATCGAGAAAGGGTTTGTACTTTTTCGATTTGTTTATTATATCACAAGATACGATTTTGTCAACTACTTTTTGCTCCCAATACGAAAATATATTCGCTTGATGAGAAAGAATAGTAAACGTTTCTAAACTAATCTTCTTTTGTAACAACAAAGTCATTACTAAAGGATGTTGTCCATCCTGTGATACAAAGTTTCGCTTGTATTCATCATTAAGATGAGCAAGCTCGGATTTAAAGATATAACCTAATGATTCTATCCTCTTCCTCCAATTCGTGTGTCGAGCCTCGCCTTCGCTGTCAAGCAAATCACGTACCCAGACGTTTTTATTTATTAAAAGATTACTCAGGATTAAACCTTGAGGATCATCTTTGTTAGCCAATTTGGCAAAAGAGTAAGCATCGTTTCGAGACATAAAGGTTTCTCGATTTGCGCGTACCTTTCCATTATATTTAAAGTAATCATAGTCCGTTGTGAAATGCCTCTTGAGCGCCAAGAATTGAACGTAGGCGTCAAACGGTTCATTACTCGCTAAAGTCTGTGATATCTTGTTCATCTTCTTTCTTCACCATTCTCAAGTTAACTGCTTCTGTGCGGATCTTTTCTTTTAGTACCGAACTTTTCTTTACAATTTGAGCAATCGTTTCAATTTCAATTTCATTCTTCTCAGCAAAATCAACAAGGGCATCTATATAAGGAACGCCTCGAGAAATATGCCGAGCAATTTCATGGTGGATTTTATCTGGTGTTAAAGCAACAACGGACATATCTTTGTCTTCCTTAGAATCTTTTATTGTCATGTATACCTTTATTATAACATAGTTTCATAGATATGTCAATAGTTATTTTTGTTCAGTGAGTTTATTTAATTTGTAGAACCATTATACCATAGTTTACTATGAATGTCAATGGTTTATTTTCTGATAGCATAAAAAATCCGTTCAATCAGCTAGGTATTAACCTTTTTGAGCGAACGGATATATTATAACAAGTTTTTGGTCAGATGTCAATCTATTAGTGCGTAGATACTGACATTAGGATGATAAGGAACGGTAGTGCGAGGGGGAACGTCATAAAAGCCAAACATTTTGTGATTTCACAGAACTTGCAGACTTTCTCATTATTTCTCATTTTTTCGTATCCAGCAATCAATGCTAAAGTGGTCATTTCTCTCCTTCTTGAGGCATGTATTAAATAAAAGTTATGTTACCGACGGTAACACAATTATATATACATCGATTCCAAGAAATAGCATATAATTATATATTATATTTGGTAATAGACTATATACCGAAATGATATAGCTTATACCTCTTCAAATAAGACGTTCTCTACATACTGATTCTTACGTTCCTCTGATATTCCCATTGCCAAAATAGAACTATGAAGCATTCTATTAAGTTTTTGTTTTTCACAATACTTGTTCTGTGCTTCGAGAGTATTAATCGACCTCTTAGTGTATTGAGGTTTAGTCATCTCTGTCGTATAGAATCTTGATAGATCCAAAGCCATGTTAACAAGCTGTTGAGTTTCTTCACCAGAACGAATCGCACCAGCACCAACAATGTTTTCCGAAAAGATCTCTAACGCCCAAGGTGGCATTATCCTTTCTTTCTTCCATTCAAGGTTTTCAGTTGCCGTACGAAACTTTATCATATAAGGATGGTTGATATTATGAAGATCATCAATTGGTGAATAGTCACAAAAGCAACCACTAATCTTTTTAGGATTCGCAACGATATCTAATCCGAAGATAGGTAGATCAACATGTTCTCTTGGAAAGAAGTTAATATGCATTAACCATAACTTATTCTTTCCAACAGGTTCAATTGTCTTGAGATGCGCTTTACGAATAGTATCGCTTTCCCAAAAGTAATCTTTCCATCCCTTCAGATCTGCGGTATGGCTTTTATTCTCAACTCGATCCATTGTGGAATCAAAGTCATTAATTAAAGTAGCAGCAAGGTTTCTTAATTGGTCGAACAGTTCTGAATCAACTATCATCTTCGTCCCAGCTTCCCATAGAACGAGCCAATGCGTAATTTTCTGATTCGTATTCATCTGCGTTATTATGGAATCTTTCAATCAATTCATGAAACAATCTCTCTGCATATTCAAAACAGTTCTTTGCTTCTGTTTCCATACCGTCATGTAATAGTGTTCTTGTTAACGCGATTAGATCTTTACGATCCTCGAACTCATACATTAAACCAGTCCCAGGTATATTCCTTTTGATAATTTGTCCACCATGCGCATCACCAAAGTGTCTTACGTATAAATGAGCAAGTAGACCATCGTTATTACCAGCTTCGGATAAAGTATGAATATGTTTAACGTATTCTTTAGTTGACGGGAGATCTTCTTCAATTTCTTCTAAATCGTATAATGCTTCGATTTCCTGAAGATCTTCTTCAATACCTGCAGATCTAAAGATAGGCTCTAGTTCTATAGGTACAGAAACAGCACCTTCTAAAGTTTTATAGTTCTGCAATTGAGCGTGTAGATATTCTTGATATAATTTGGGACTGATGCCACCACTCAATAACATATCTGCAAATTCTGTTCTTTCTGCGTTATCGTGGTGGGCGCGGGTTAGTTCTTTTAAATTGTTTGACATTATGTACCTCAGGTTATTTCATATTGTATACGAAACTATTTATAAATATATTGTTGAACTCAATTGTATATATCTCAACGAACCAACTGGAGAACCCATGAATACTAAAGTAGAATTTTGTGATGTAAAAAGTGAAGCCATACTGAAAGCAGAAATGGCTAAGATTGCCTATGAAGACGGACCTATTGCTAAAAAGATCTTTAAAGATCTCGGATATACCGGTCACAAGTTTATTGACCACGACGGTGCACAAGCCCATTGCGTATGGAACAAAGAAGAATTCGTTTTGTGTTGTCGTGGAACCGAACCTACAGAATTCAACGATCTAAAAGCAGACCTTAACATCTGGCCTGATAAAGCTCAAGTTGGTGGATGGGTACACAACGGATTCCAAACAGAAATCGATGATATCTGGGAAGACATCATGGCCGTTGTAGGTAAACAACTAAAGAATAGAAAACTGAGTATATGCGGACATTCGTTAGGTGGGGCAATGGCAACAATCGCCGGGTCTCGATTAATGGAACATAAACCCGTTCTATATACTTTTGGATCGCCAAGAGTTGGTAACAGTACGTTTGTTAAAGAATGTGCTGATCTTGAACATTATCGTTTTGTAAATAACAATGACCTCGTAACCGTTATTCCACCTTGGTTTATGGGCTATCGTCACCACGGTCAAGTTATGTATTTTAACTATAATGGTATTATCAAAAACCTCGCTTGGTGGAGAAAACTAAAGGACAAACTAACAGGTATACTTACCTCGTGGATCAAGTTGAAGCCTTTTGACGGACTTACTGACCACTCAATGGATAACTATACAAAATATACTAAGGATAACTAATGGACATTTTAGAGCGACTGTTTGACGATACTTTATGGATTTATACAGCAATAGCAGGCTCACTACTTGGTGCGGCATTCCTATTCTGGTTTAAAGATACACGAATGGCTCAATGGGGAGTTGCTAAATTTGATTCCTTTTTAGAGATGTTAGCAATTCGCTGGGGGTGGACGTGGTTACAAACTGACCCCGAGTTATGGAGAAAGAAATATCCTAAGGTTGTTTCAAAGATTGATGGTTTGGAAACAAGAATCACATTCCTAGAATCAGTAGCCCATGCTCCAGTTGCAGAAGGTGGGGCAACTGAGCTTAAGGAATTAATCAATGGTATCAATAAAAGACTTGATACTATTGAAAAGAAAAAGAAGTGATCTTAACTGATGCAGCAATATCTCAAGCGGCTAAGAAAGCAGAGACAGATGGCAAAACACTTATCAGAATTGGTGTTAAGCCTAGTGGTTGTAACGGTTATGAGTATACTTTTAACTGGGACGATACTGTTACTGTTGAAGATTATATAAAAGAATATGTTAACTTCAGTATCGTTATTGATAAAGAAAGTCAACCTTACTTTGAAAATGCTACGTTAGATTTTGTGAAGGAAGGTTTTAGCGAACAGTTTAAAATCATTAATCCGCTCGAGGAAACTCAATGCGGTTGTGGTGTATCTGTTGGTTTTGGCAAGTAATTGTTTCTTATAGTATACATTGTAAATTATAAGAAACATTTAAAGAGTTTTTAATTAAAATAAAAAGGAGGTGATCAAGTGGATTTTATTAAAGCAAGACTAAAGGAAAGGACTTCATTAGATGGAGCAGTTGCTATTGGTGGAGGTATTGTTATGATATTAATACCAACATCATTAATCGGCTGGGGTCTTATTGCATACGGTGCATGGACTATATGGAAGAAGGAAGATTAAGATGTCTGATAATATACATCCCGCTGATACTAACGGAGACGGTAAGGTATCTAAAGAAGAAGAAGCAATGTACTTGGAGTTCAAAAGAAAAGAACTCGACGATCAAGATGCAATGCGAGATGCTCAACGTAAAATGACTTGGTTCGCTCTTATGGGTATGTTACTATATCCCTTTGCTGTCGTACTTGCTAGTTTAGCAGGCTTAGCCGAAGCACAGTCAACTCTAGGTAGTATGGCACCAACATATTTTGTAGCAACTGCTGGTATTGTTGCTGCGTTCTTTGCTGGGCAGGCTTATTCCAAGAAATAGAAAAAGGGGCGCAATGCCCCTTCTTCTTTAAACAATTCGGTTGTTAGATTTCAACACCAAACGAGAATGCGTAATAGTTAGAACCTGTTAAAAGGTCTTCACCTACAAGCAATCCCAACGATACATTATCATCAACAGATTTTGAGAACCTAATAGCAATTGAATCTTCAACCGCTCCAAATACCTCTGTACCATTTCCTTCAAAATCATATGCAATCAATTCAACATCTACTACTGTAATAAATGGTACTGCATAGATTACTTCGATAGTTGAAACATCAGATGATTCTACGTTGTAATAGTTTACAGTCAATCCATTTGCGAATGATAGTCCGTACATGATTTCTTTAAAGTCAAATGCAGAACCTTGATAGTCATATTGGATATAACCTACATCGATGTCTACAACACCTTCTATAAGAGCAGTACTATAACCTGCATAGTAATCAATCTCTCTATCTACATCTCCTCCGAAGTCAATATCTGATGTCCATACACCAGCATAAAAGCCTGAGTCATGTTCATAGTCGATACCAACTTGGAACGCCATGTCTGCGCCTTGGCCCATAGAGCGCCAGATGTAATCGTTGGTTGCTGTTACCGAACCGGTGAATCCTGCGAATGCAGATGTTGTTGTTAGCATTAAGACTAATGCTGTTAAAAAGTGTTTCATTTTATTTCCTTACTTCATTAATATAATCCTACCTAAGTAGGGGTTAACACAGTCTAATCAATCTTAATGAGAGTCTCAACTGTGGTTGTGTCGTGATAATCTCTATTATCAGCGTCAAACACGCGGGTTGCAGTTTCTTTCACTAAGAAACCATTTTGTCTTTTATAGTTAACTACTTCTTTTTTAAACACGCCGTCCATTTTATCCATGACAGTTCTAAACGGTCCTTCGTTTAATGCGTTAAATGGTTTAGCTGCTCTATCGAGAAGTACCTTTTTTGAATGAGTTAGGGTCTCAACGTTATTTGCTTTATAATCCATAATATAATCCTTTATAGTTTGATGATTCGTTTGCCTGGGTAATTGACTAAACTGTCAACATCTGGAATATAACCTTCAGGCCATACTATATCCCAATCACTTGCTGTAAATGTATCGTCAGGTGCTGTATACGTATGTACTTTAAGTTCAGGTAAACGTGATGTATGCATTTTGCCTGCTGCTTCAAGATCATCGTATGCGTCTGTTAAAACTAATAACCAGTCATACCAACCAATGTCGTGTCCATTCCTGTCTTTCTCAATTGAAACCACACCGCCAATTCTACAATCATATACATATGTAGGATATCTATCAAATAAGTGTTTCATTACAATATTATTATTATGGGCTTCGTGTTTAAGTTCAAAATACAATATAGTATCTTCACCAACAACATATGTAGGATCAAATCTATGTCCTGTTGCGAATGCTGCCTTTGAAAAGAATACGATGCGACAATGAGTTTCCCAATTGTTGATATAACTCCAACAATGATTTGACCATCTCTCGTGTACTACGGATAATCTAGCAGCAAAGTCGTTCGGATCGTTAGGAATAACATCAACCGACTCACCAGCTTTTGCTGAAGCCCACCATTCATGAGGAAAGTAAAATGGCCGAACAGCTTCTGATGGAATTAAGTTAGGATCCATGTTAGCCGTGATTGGCGGTGGCTCTGGACAATGTGACATGTGCTCAGCACTGTTAGTTAATCCTATTTGATATTCTAACGCAACTACATCAGGTGGACTATCCATTGCTGCTAATTGTTTATAAGTCCAAACACCATGACCCGTAATATAATCATCACCGTCCACTAAAACCATATAGTCGTTATCTGATGCGTTGAATAAATCAATGACTGAATTTTTACCAGTCGCAGCAGTACCATCACTTACAGTAATATGATGTTCAATACTTTCCGTACCGCACCATGTATCAACCGCTGTTTCAAAATCCGAATCTTGCGTATTAATTACAATAACGAGATCGTCTTTAGGAATGGTTTCTATATGTCTTTTGACTGCTGTTAAGTTACGAGTAACCAACGCATAGAATTTAACTGAACCTGCCATATTAGTCTATCGGCTCCACTGGCCAAACGATTGCTGTTGGATAACCTTCCTGTTCTGTAATATCACGAAGACTCTGTCTGTATGCCGTCATCTCAGCACTTAAACCTCTATCAGACAATGCGTGATGATCAGTATGATGTAATAGATCGTCTCTTTGCATTCTTACGCTTCCACCAATCAATTCATCAGGCATTGCTAGAATTTCCCAGGTGTATGCAATGTTACCTTCTGCATCAGTAGTACGAACCTGATTAATAGTTTGTGTTAATATATCAAACTCTGGGTAATCTTCAACTGTAATATTTCCAACTGAACCAGAGTCAGATACTAAAGAAACATCTTCGGCATTATCCTGATTAGTCCAAAACGTTTGCGCTTCTGTTGCCATTCTTATGCATTCAGCGTGTAACCAAACCTCGCTAAAAGGTTCATCACCCATTGCCGTTTGTGTATAGTAGTCGTCTCTACCATCTCTGCTGAATCTGACCTGAGCCCACTTTTCAACCCAGTTCACTTGTAATATTTTATATGTTGTTGCCATTTTATACTCCTCTATCTAAATCGTACCCAGAATTGTTTGCCATATTGATATGAAAAAATCAATCCCAAAAATAAGTCCCTGAATGTACCACTCGGTATATTATACCCGTTTTGACTCCAAGACCAATGATAATATGTTCGTTGTGTGGAATTGCCGGTTTGGCGTTTGAAACCTCTATAAGTTCCACCTTGCATACTCGAACCACGTCGTATAGTACCAGTTTTAAGGTTGTTACTATAATCATATGTTTTGAAATCCATAAAGGTCCAACCACTGTTTGAACTACTCTGATGAGAAATCGTTATATGTTTATGGCCGCCGCCATTATAGAACGCGTGAATACCACCAATGTTTGCTGTCGTTGATAAATAATTGCGCCTTGTAGCAGAACCAAATGCGTTTGTTTGTGATCCTGATTCTGGGTGCCATTCTCTACTACCGCTAGAAACTGAATATCCACACCTTCTATATAAGGTTCCGCTTGTAAAAGAAGTAGTAGCACTGCCACCAGTTAATCTTGCGGTACGCCTACTTGAACCATAGA